TCCAACTTTACAACTTGGAGATATAGTTACAGTGTCATATCAAAATAGTGACGGACTAGACTTAGTTGCTGATTCTGGAGAAAGATTTGTAGTGTATAATATTGAATATTCTAGAAATAATACAGGACCTTCTATGATAATTTATTTGAGTGAGGTATGATGCCACAATTAAATGGGATTGAGATACCGCAGCATTTATGGGATTCTCTTGGAACAGAAAGACAAAAACAGTGGACTGGTAATCCAGAATATACTGTTCCATATTTTAATGAAGACAATCAGTTAATAGGTGTTGGATCGCAAAAAGGTATTCATTGGGGCTGGGGAACCGTAAGGTCTAATGCTGGCGTAGTTTCTAATACTGGGCATAGACCATATCTTAATGTTCCAAATGTATCAACAACTGAGGTTGCAAGTAATACAAATACTGGATCAGTACAGCCAGACCCAACTCCAGTAGCACCAACACCACCAGTACCTTTATCTACGTCTCTTGTTTCATCTCCAGTAGTAACTCAGGCTGCACCAGAACCAGTTAAGACTGCACCAATAGATACAATATTGTTAAATGAAGGATCAATACCAATAGAGTTAATGACAGACCTAATATTTGAAAATATTGGGGGGCAAGAGCTAATTAATATTGCTAGAAGCGATACTGTTAATGGTCAAAATATTATTTATCAACCTATCAAAAATTTAGCTAGAATACAGCAAGAGTATAATCCCAACAATATTATTGCTCTTCAATCAACATCAGACAAATACTTTCAAAATTTTGCAATCAAATTAAATAATAAAATACCAAATGTTGGAAATGGCCCCGCAGGAGCAAATGTTTATATAGATCCAGAGACTGGAGACTTAGTTGTAGAAGCTGTAAATCTAGAAGAAGACGAGCAGGTAGAGGTACAGATAACGACTAGTGGTACAATATATGAGGCGGAATTATGATAACTGATAAAGGCAAATCCATAATTGGAAAATATTTAATTGGTCAAGCACCAGCTTATGCTTCATATATAGCTGTAGGCTGTGGTGCCCAGCCACTATTAACTGCTACACCTTACGGAGATTATTCAGAAAAAGAAAACTTAGATTTTGAAATGTTTCGTGTTCCAATTTCTTCACGAGGTTTTATAAATGATGACGGCACTGAAAAAATAGTATTAACAGCAGAGCTACCAACAGAAGAAAGATATGAAATAACAGAAATAGGATTATATTCTGCAGGATCTAACCCCTCAGCTGGAGCATATGATAGTAAAACTGTATTTGCTTTTACACAAGGAGAAAATTGGCAGCACCATACATCAACAGCAGCTACAGCAATTCCCACAATATCAGAGCCACTTGACGATCCAGATGATGATAATATAATTGCAACTAATGATTTAGTATTTCAAACTAATGCTGACAATGCAATATTTTTTAAATCTCCAAGACCAGAAAGATATGAGCGTTGTAGATTTTTAAATAATATGATTGTTATGCGTGGAGATGATTCTGATATAACAATAGATATGTCAACAGGATCGCCTGCTGGACATTTTTATGTAGAGCCTGGATCTAATCACATACATCTAACAAGCCCAGATGTTGATTTTACTAGAAATTCACCAACAGATGAATTAAGATTTGCTTTTTCTGTTATAAATAAAGACGGAGATTCTACATCTGCACCAGACATTGTAAGAATTTTAATAGATTTTGCTTCTACAGACGATCCATCAGCAGACAACTTTGCTAGATTTGAAATAGAGTTAGAAAATAGTGGCGGTACTGGTGGTGGAGAATACAATCTAGACGATAATAGATATTATGTAGTTTCAACACAACTACAGGATTTATATATAACACCAAACTTTACTTGGAATGCTGTAACTGTTGTAAAAATATATGCTTGTGCAATGGTAGACAATGTTCCATCAGATCAATATTATATTGCACTAGACGCTCTTAGACTTGAAAATGTTTCTACAGTCAATCCTATTTACGGTATGACTGGATATACAGTTGTAAAAAATTCAGATGCTACTACAATCACTAAAGCATCAAATACAAGTAATTACATAGAGTTTAGATTTTCTGTTGGAGTAACGTGATGGCAGATAGCGGAATTAAACAATTTAGGGTCACAATCTCTGACATGCCTGCTATAAGCAGTATATATGAGGGTTACGATGTTAGATATAGAGTTGTTTCAGAAGATAGAAACAGAACATCTCACTGGTCTCCCATTCAACTAATACAACCAGATTATACTTTTGTTTCTGGAGATATAGTTTTTAATAAAACAGGAGATGCCGCTTCTATTGTTTGGGATTCTGTAGAAATAACAAAAATATCTAATGGTAAAACATATTCAATATCTAAATCTCATGAATATGATATTTGGGTTAGATGGGATCGTGGAGATGGTGACGGAGATTGGCTGTATAAAGAAAGAATAGACACAACATCTTTATTAATCCCAATTGCATCAAGTTGGACAATCAACGGTGTTGTTCAGCCAACAAGTCCAAATAGAGTAAGCGTTGAGATATATTTAAAAGGAGATCCAGTAGAAAGAGCAGACGGAGCTCCTGGAACACCGTTTTTAAAAGTATATAGACTTTTAAATGAAACAGTTTAGTGATATAATGGAGAGATAATGGCAAAAATACCACTACCAGAACGAGGGCAGCCTTTGGATGTTTCGTACATCTATCAGCTTGCCGACGCTTTTAATGATATGTCGGATAGCATTTCTAGTAGCGTTTATAACTATACAACTATAGATACAATTTCTGCAGGAACACAAAACATTCCAACATCTCAAGCAAGAGTAGTTGCAAAAATTGTTAATGTTGCCAATAACTCAATTGTAAACGCTGGAAATGAAAAATCATTTTCTATTACATTTGATACTGGTTTTAAGTATGCTCCAGTAGCAACAGCATCGCCAGTAAACATAGGTGGTACACAGGCAGGACAAAATGTAACAGTTGTGTTAACAAGCATTACAACATCTGGTGTAAATGGAATAGTTAGATTTAATGCATCGGGAGATCTTTCAGTTTCTGTACATTTAATAGCAGTTGGTGTTCCAAACTAATATGATTTATTGCAAAAAGTGTAGTGGGAGAATGTTTGTTGATAGATTGTTTTCTAGCGAAATGCACCTTGAAACGTATTGCATTTCTTGTGGTTTTAGAAAATTTTTTCATCCGCCTTCACAATCTCAGGAGGGCTCATGGCTTCTAAAAATAGAGCAGACAAGAGCGAATCGTACAATAGCCAGCCTGTAATCCCTGGTAATAAAACACTCTGGTTTTTAAATAATGATTTAGTAAGGCTTCATCATAGCTCTCGTTCTACTGGAATGGTTACTGTTTATAATATTACAAAAGACAGACTAGAAACATGTATGCGTACTGATTTTAGAAAAAATAGACAAAGAGCATATACTGTAGCAGAAACTGCACGTCTTGTCAATAGGCATCGTAAGTATTTTCCTTATTTAATTAAAAAAGGAATTATTCCTGCACCAGTTGGAGCTAAAGTTAATGGAGAGCGTGGATGGCAAATAAGATCCTACTACTCTGAATCACAAATAAAAAACATTCGTGATATACTGGCAACTATACATAATGGTAGACCAAGAAAAGACAACTTAATAACAAATAACTCTATACCTACTTCGCAAGAATTGACAAGAAAAATGGGCGATGGTATACTGGTTTATACAAAGACTGAAGATGGCAGATTTATCCCTGTTTGGGGAGAGAGCATTAATTAGCCTATGAAGGAGGCAGTGGTGGAAGAAAGAAATGAAACAAAAGTAAATGTAACACTTGGATATACGCTTAATCTAGGTAATTTCCAATCTTTGCGAGTTGACCTTGGTGTTGTTGATCACGTTCGTGATGGAGAAACAACCAATGATGCTATGAATCGTGTTTATGATTTTGTAGAAGCAAAGGTTATTGAAAAAGTTCAAGAAGCAAAAACAGAGATTACAGAAGAGTAATTGTGGCAGACCGCAAAGACCGAATGGCTTTGCTCAGTCGCTACAACAAGTTTCATTTGCAGAGATATGAGCAAAAGTCTAATCTCAATCTTAACGTTGAGCAATGGGCTGCAGATGCCCTAGTAGAGTCTTATGGCATTGGCGCTTGCTATGACTTATTAGAATATTATTTTAGTATAGCTCAAAATCCAAGCTGGAACTTTTTTGCATACAATGCACAAGAAATTCTTAGTGGTAGAAGTGCTACAGAGCAAGATATTAAAGAACGCAAAGAGCGTAGAGAATTAGCTAGGAAGTGGTTAAGTGAGTAACTCGGAAGCAAAAGTAATAAGTGCAGTATTAGAAGATAAGCAGGTTCACGTACTCCTACAAGCCAATATAGACGGACTTTTACGAACTCATAATGATGTATGGAATTTTATTAAAAGGTATGCTGAGACTAATGGAACAGTTCCACCTTCATCATTAGTAGTTGAAAAATTTAGAGACTTTTCTCCAGTGTCTGGAGTAGGAGCTACCAAACATCATTTGGAAGAGCTTCAGGCAGATTATTTAAACGATAGCCTTAAAGATATTATTCGTAATGCTGCAACTGATGTTCAGGGTGGTCAAGGTGTAAAGGCGTTAGAAGGATTAATCACAAAAACATCAGAACTAAAAAAGAATACATCTGCTATTCGTGATATCGATGCGACTGATATTCAGTCTGCAATAGCTTATTTTGAAAATGTAAAGAAGCAACAAGAACTTGGCAAAATTGGAATAAAAACAGGCTTGCCAGGGTTTGACAATTATCTCCCTTCAGGAATTATGCCAGGGCAATTAGGTATTTTCTTGGCGTATCCAGGTATTGGCAAATCCTGGCTTGCTCTTTACTTTGCCGTACAGGCATGGAAACAGGGCAAAACTCCAATGATTATAAGTCTTGAAATGTCTGAGACAGAAGTTCGTAATCGTGTATTTGCGATTATGGGTGAAGGTCTTTGGTCACATCGCAAGATTTCAAATGGAGACATTGAGATAGATATGCTGAAAAAGTGGCATGAAAATAAGATTGAAGGTAAGCCACCATTCCATATTATTTCTAATGATAGCGGTGGAGAAATTAATCCATCTGTTATTCGTGGAAA